GGTATCACAGCCCGTGCTCAGTATGGCATACTTTATATCTATGCTGACAGCACCACAAGCAATGACGGTTCAAGTTTGAACAGCAATGGTATCATCACAGTTGACGCAGGTCCAAACCAAGGCGCCGCATTGTTGGCACAGTTGGGTATCACCGTTGGTGAATATGCGGCACCTGAATACTTGCCTTCTTACAGTTATGAACAGCCCAAGTGGATTGCCAACCAACCATTGACCGACACCGGTGGTCCAAGACCCACAGGTTCAATCTGGCAAAATCTCAGCTCAGCCAACAACGGTTTGAACCTGGTCATAAAGAAATACAATGCCGCACTAGGCACCTGGGTTGCACAAACATGCCCCAGTTATGACAGTGATGTCACTGCCAACTACTATCTTGACCCCACAGGCGGCGGCAAGAATATTCCAGTTGGAAGCACTTATGTTGAATATGCTTCTTGGCAGTGGTATACAACACTCACAACATGTGCATTTACCATACTAGAGCGTTCAGCCCTGGGCGCCACAGTGGTAACAGGAACCACAGTTCCTACAGGAAACTACTTTACAGTGGGAAGTTCGTTCACATTGGTTGGAACACAACCAGGCACAACAACAAACCAAACTGGCACAGTGACCATTGGTGGCACTGGCACAGTTGCTAACTTTATTTCAGCAGTATCAGCTGCCAATGTGCCTTATGTGACTGCCAGTGTAAACAGCTCCGGCAATATTGTGTTCACACACAGTGCAGGTGGATCAGTTATTTTGATCAGTACCGGTGCAACCAGTACCACATTGATCAGCCGTGCTGGTTTTGCAGTGGGTGACAACAATGTACACCACAGCACCTACAATCCAAGTGCAATTTTCTTGAGCAATTGGGTTACCACACCACTGTTCACCTACACACCAAGTGCCACAGCGCCTGATCAGAATCCAGCAGATGGACGCTTATGGTACTACAGTTCTGTGAGTGATGCTGACATCATGATTCAAGACAACGGCATGTGGATGGGCTATCAAAACGTTACCAACGATGTTCGTGGTTACGATTTGACTCAGTGCAATGCCGCAGGTCCAATCATTGCAGCCACTGCACCAACCACTCAAACTGACACAGTGGGTAGCCCATTGGTCTATGGTGATTTGTGGATTGACACCAGCGATCTAGAAAACTACCCCAAGCTGTATCGTTGGCAACCTGTGAGCGGTGTGGCACAATGGGTGGAGATTGACACCACTGATCAAACCACACAAAATGGTATCTTGTTTGCTGATGCACGTTGGGCCACCAATGGCACAACAGATCCAGTGGCTGATCCAATTCCAAGTATCAAGAGCCTGTTGACCAGCGATTATCTGGATCCTGATCATCCAGATCCTGCACTGTATCCACAAGGCACACTGTTGTTCAACACACGTCGTTCGGGCTACAATGTCAAGAGTTTCCAGAACAACTACTGGTCAACGTCAGCTACGGATTACTCAATTCCTTCGTATTCAGCTCTCACTGCCTACATGTACAATGACTTTGTGAGCTACAACAATGGCATCTATGTATGTACCGTGGCAACCACAGCTGGTACTGCACCAAGCAATGCCGCATACTGGGCGTTGATCAATCTCAACACCTGGCTCACAGCCAGTGGCAACAAGGACAATGGTAGCATGTGGTCGGGCCGCTTGGCACAACGTCAAATCATTGTGCAAGCACTCAAATCAGGCATTGACACCAGTGTCACAGCACGTGAAGAACAAACAGAGTTCAACATCATTGCCACACCTGGTTACCCTGAGTTGACACCAAACATGATTGCACTCAGCAACGAGCGCAACAACACCTTGTTTGTTGTGGGTGATACTCCAATGCGCTTGGGCCCAGATGGCAACAGCCTCACAGCATTTGCTACCAACAACAACGGCCTGGGACAGCCCAACGGCGACGGCAATATTGCAACCAGCAACTATTGCGGTGTGTTCTATCCAAGCTGTGAAACCACAGACCTTGGTGGCAACTCTGTAGTTCAACCTCCAAGCCACATGATGGTACGCACAATCTTGCGCAGTGATGCCGCAAGTTACCCATGGTTTGCTCCAGCAGGTACACGTCGTGGTGTGGTTGACAATGCCACTGCAATTGGTTACATCAATGCCGCAACAGGCGAGTTTAACCAAATTGGTGTAAGTCAGTCAGTGCGTGATATCCTGTATGAGAGCAACATCAACCCAATCACGTTCATTCCTGGAATTGGTATCACCAACTTTGGTAACAAAACCTCAACCACAACCACCACAGCACTGGATCGTATCAACGTTGCACGTTTGGTTTGCTTCTTGCGTGGACGCTTGGAAGAAATTGGTAAACTGTATTTGTTTGAACCCAACGACACAATCACACGCAATCAAATCACCAACAGTGTAAACAGCCTGATGATTGACCTGGTTGCCAAACGAGCCTTGTACGATTACCTAGTTGTTTGTGACTTGAGCAATAACACTCCTGCACGTATTGACCGCAGTGAACTGTGGGTCGACGTTGCTATTGAGCCAGTAAAAGCAGTGGAATTCATCTATATCCCATTGCGTATCAAGAACACTGGAGCAATTGCTGCCGGACAATAATGAAATAGAGGCCTGATTTTTCAGGTCTCGTTTCAGCTAAATAAACATATAGGAGAATACAAATGGCAAGTGCATCACTAAACAAAATGACAGTTCCGCTGGCAAGCGACCAATCCGCGAGCGCACAGGGCCTGTTGATGCCCAAACTCAAATATAGATTTAGAGTATTGTTTCAAAATTTTGGTGTAACTAACAGCACAACAGAAATGACCAAACAAGTGGTCAGCGTGGCAAGACCCAATCTTACATTTGAAGAAATCGCATTACCGATCTACAACTCAACACTGAAATTGGCCGGACGCCACACCTGGGCTGACATTGCATGCTCAGTGCGTGATGACGCATCGGGCAGTGTTATGACTCTAGTGGGTGAACAGTTCCAGAAACAATTGGACTTTTTAGAACAAGCAAGTGCCGCAGCCGGTATTGACTACAAGTTTATGACCACTATTCAAATTCTTGATGGTGGCAACGGTGCAGACACTCCCACAGTGCTTGAACAGTGGGAATTGTATGGTTGCTATTTGAAGGGTGCTGACTACGGCGAACTCAACTATGGCACCAACGAAGGTGTCACAATCAACATGACCATTGCTTACGACAATGCCGCACAGGTCAAGACATCAGTTAATGATGGTGGTATTGGTAGTATCGCTACAGGACTTGGACGTACCATTGGCGGTGCAGTAACAGGTGTTGGCGCTGGCGCATAAAGGCTAGCCGATGCCAACATTTGGTCAACAATTCTGGCAAGGATTCACAGACGTTAATGCCTTGCGTGATTACACTCACGCAAGCAAAGTCTTTACTCCCAACTCTTTTGAACTTAAACCTCGGTACAAGTTCTTATTTCATGTCAGCTTTACAATCAACAATGAAATTCCTGGCCTTACCAATGTGATTGGTGCCACACAATTGAGCTATGTGGTCAAAACTGTGGATCTGCCCAAGTACACAATCAACAACGAAACCCTAAATCAATACAATCGCAAGCGTGTGATTCAAACCAAGATCAATTATGATCCTGTGACAGTGGTGTTCCATGACGACGGTGGCGACAATGTGCGCAAGATGTGGTACACCTACTACAATTACTATTACAAAGATTCTGCACAACAATATCTAGCACCCAGTGCTACCAATGGTAGCCTAGGCGATTCGGCCAACAAAGTGACCGGCTTTGGTTACAACGCTCGTGACATCTACAACAATCAACGCATAGGTGATGTCAACGACTGGGGCTACATTGGTGAAGCATACAATGACGGAACCAGTTCAGCATCAGGCAAGCCTGCATTCTTTAGAGACATCCAAATAACTGGATTCGATCAACACAAAACAGCAACCTATGTGCTGATCAATCCCTTGATCACCAACTGGGCTCACGATCAGTATGCCTATGCAGAAGGTGCAGGTATCATGCAAAATACCATGACCATTGCCTACGAAACTGTGAAATATTATGAAGGTGCGGTGGGACGTCCTAGACCAGATCAAAATATTCATGGATTCGCTGACCCCAGTCACTATGACCAGACACTGAGTCCAATTTCTAGACCAGGCAGTCGTGCCTCAGTAATGGGGCAGGGCGGTTTATTGGACGCCGCAGGCGGTATCTTGGAAGACTTGACCAGTGGCGGACCATTGGGACTGATTGGCGCCGCACAAAAAGCCGGCACAGCCTACAACACATTCAAAGGCAAAGACATCAAGAGCATTGCTGTCAACGAAGCAGTGGCTCTAGGCACCAACGTGATCAAAGGCGCTGTACCTGCGGCCATGCGCCAAATTCCTGGTCGTGCCAGTGGCATGTATTATCCTACTCCACAAAATCCCCCAACTAATTAATTAACATGGCCAGCATTAACTATACCAACTACAATATTGATTCCACAGTACGAGTGTTTGACACATTCTATGACTATGATGTTGACATTCCTGTAGGCGACTATGATGTGGTCAACAGCTACTTCAAGAGTGTGATGACCACAAAACAGGCCGCGGACAATTTTACTGTGAGTTTGTTTAGAGTGGCTCAAGACACAAAGATTCCTCCATTGACTCTGTTGAAAACATTTGAAGCCAGCGGTTCGGAATTGAATTTAAACATCAACATGGCCTATTATCTCAACAGTATCAGAAGTCGCGCCACCCTGCTGGGCGTGGGTATTCCTGTGGCACCAAATTTTTACGCGGCTAGAAACGTGGTACAATAATGGCACACTGGGCACAAGGCACATATACTGTGGTCAACCGTGCCAAGTATGTGGGCAATGGCGAGCCCCGTTACAGATCCGGTTGGGAATTTAGTTTCATGAAGTTCTGTGACTCAAATGATGCTGTGCTACAATGGGCCAGTGAATCAATTGCTATTCCTTATCGCCATCCGCTCACAGGCAAAATGACACAGTATATCCCAGATTTCTTGATCACATATCGCACCAGGGACAATCAAATGCGGGCTGAACTGATTGAAATCAAGCCCAAGAAGCAGAGCGTGATTGAGTCAAAAATGAGTTCACGAGATCGTGCCATAGTTGCTATTAATTACGCCAAATGGGACGCGGCAACCAAATGGGCCCGACGCAACGGGCTGGTATTTAGAGTCATAACCGAACAGGATATGTTTCACAACGGTCGAGCGTGAGCCACTAAATATTGGCATGACACGCAAACTTGAAGACCTTTTTGATCTCCCACACACTGA